GGTATTGCTTATACTCATCTTCTAGTGACTGCTTGACGTACAACGGGCAATATCCGTGATCATCATGATACTTGTTGTAGAGCCTTATCAAATCCGCTCTAAGTAGTGCACGTATTCCTTTTCGCATAGCTATCACTTGATAATATATGTATGCAATAGCTGATACCACGAACGAAAGTAATGCCCAATTTTCTGATAAAAACTTGATCATATGTATCCTTTCCTTATTTCTATAGCATAAAAATAAGACCTCTCGGTCTTGCACGTATTTCCATATAATCACCTCTCATTAATTAGTGTTCAGCGCTTCCTTGATTGCTTCCAAGTCATCCGTGGTCAATGCCGGATAATCTGCTGCAATGTCCTCAATGTTTTCTCCGTTCTCGATGCTGATTCTAATTTGCATTCTATAATATTGCCCATCGCGACGCTACTTAATTTTCTACGATTACCTCATCGTAACCATCGGTTTTTAAAATGGTATCAACATTATCTTTCCATCTCTTGTATAATCGCGTCTTTACAAAATATGCACGGTATTTCTTCTGTCCTGCCTCAATGCTTTTGTCAGCCTCTTCCATAATTCTGCTTGCAATAAATGTTGTCATATCATTCATCCTTTCTTTTCCTTTCTTATTTTGTATCCGTATTTTCTGTATTAGTTTCTTCTGTGCCATCACCGAGCAGTGCCGGAAGCACATCTGTGAGGATACTGTCCACGGTAGCGATAAGCTCTGCATTTTCAGCTTCACGGCTTTTATTAGCTTCCGTTAGATTGTCCACATGCTCTTCCAGTGCATCAATACGATCCATTGGTGATTCTTTTTCCCGGTACATCACTACGCCTAGAATCCCACCGGTATATTTCACCAGCGCATTCAGGTTTGTGTAATCTTCGTACTCTGCTACGTTCGTTTCTCTTTCCGTTACAGTAATCTTTTTCGTCCGGAATTCATCCTGGAATGTATTTCGGAGCTCATCCTCCGTGACAGAGATGGTTTTGATCAACAGCGATCCATCTGTTCGGATGGTTGCTGACTGGATGGTCAACTCTGTTGCATCATTGAATGTAATTTTCATAATTATGTATATCTCCTTTCTATGTAAAATAAGGATTTGTCCAAGTTACCGGACTATGATCCAACCGAGAAAACGTATTCCGAAAACGGGTGGACCATGAAATACCGTTATATAAGCCATAATCAGGTGTATGTAACCCTGCAAAACACAAATACTGGCGCAACAGAAGCTATCCCTAATAACCTTATTATGGCCGGTGTCCCGCTTCAGATATTATTTGAGCAATACATTCCGGTAAAAATGGTAGTCGGCAGCACCATAGTTGGTTACGGAAGTATCACGTTTTCCGGGAAAGGTGCATACCTGCAGTCTGTAGCTTACGGGAATTCTGTAAGCTGGGTTGGATACGGGGTGGTAACAGTTGACTCTGATTTGTAGGGAAGTTATCCAAAATATATGATGGTGTAGTTAATTCTAACTTTCGCCGTGCCACTGAGAAGTTCAGCATATGTGGCGTACCATGTTCCGTTTAGATAGGCAGTACCGTCCATATGCCCTCCGCTTGTACGTGCAGCGGCATCACCTTCCGTAAATATGGCTACTGTGTTCAAATTTGTAGCATCTGAAACGCCAAACATTTTGTTAATTTCCGCATTCGTAAATACATCCGCTGAGTTATTTCCGCCTGCGACAGTTTTGATTATAGTTCCCGCTTTAATTTGGGGTATATTTGCAATTTTATTGGACAAATCCTTATTTGTCTGAGCAATCTCCTGCTGCAATACTGCCATGTTCTTCAGAATATTAAATAACGGCTCGACTGCAGTAATATTCAGTCCCTTAATTTTTACTCTGTACAATTTCATTTCATGTAATGTTGCACCGGTTCTGATATCTCCGATCGTCACTTCCGGATCCACAGCTTCTCCCGCATTCGGCGTGCCTTTTATCACTGCATATTCCGTAGATTCTATTTCAGAACTCTCGTCTTTTTTGTATCTCCTTACAATGATGTCATTCCGGTTCATTCCTTGCGTGCCGTTTGCAATGGTCACATCCGTATATCCACTTGCCGGAATCACATCTCTGCGGCCCTGTATACAATACACCGCATCAAATATACGAATGCTGTTGTTTGTAAGCACCTGCGCCTCAGATTCCCGACCGCCTCCCAGTACATAATCATCCGGACCGAATGTTGCTTGATTCGCAAGCCCTATCTGCGTCTCCGTAATATGTGGACCACCTGCATAGCTGTCCATCAAGGTAGTTGTTATAAATTCCGACATTACTCTTCTCCTTTCAATTTATACGAAATACTCGTACGCCCTTTCCCTGTTACATCTACAATTTTCCGAATAACCGGTGCTGCCATGTAAATATTGGTGATCCGTTCTCGACCACCAATAACATCCCCAAGTTCAAGATCTGTATCGTCTACAGATATTTTCAGCTGCTTATAATTCTTTAATTCTTCAAATTTATCCCTGCCCTCTTCTTCCAATTCTGCCAGGGTATCAACGGTTGTATTCTCATAATACTGTTCGATCAGGTCAATGCCTGTATAATACTGCTCTTTCCGGATACTTCCGTCTGGCCATGCGTACAGATCTACTTGCTGCCGCTGTTCAAGTTCTCCAGCTCCGAGGCAGATCAGATGATTAACTCCATTCTGACAATCCAAGATATTCAACTTTACAGATCCATCTTCGTTCAATTCTATATTACTGGAGTGGTCCGTAATCGGAACTGCCCGGAGTAACACATACCCTCTTCCATTTGCCGGTCCTTGTTTGTACCGAATTTCGAGTCTTGCGTCTTGCAATGCAAGTGCCTGGTCAAAAGCATCTAGTAGCATCGTCTGCAATGGGACTTGATAGTTATTAAGGATAATCCCGCTATCTTCTCTGGATACCTCGAACAATTCCGTCATCCCAAGTTTTATAATATATGCAGATAATTCCGTATTTGCCTCACCATTCAGATAAACGTATGCATTCTTGGCTGGATTAATTGCTCGTTGATTCAACAAACCTCTCCACGTCATTCCGGTAAGCTTCACCGTCTTATCAGATGTTATCGGGTTCGTGTTCCTGATCATTCCTCCATACTCTGTATCAGGGCAGAAAAACCGGCAGTTTTTTCCGTGCCTCTCCTTGTCATAGAGACTATTCTGGATTGTTATCTGGAAATCATTATCCGTTCCCAGTACCATATTCACACCGCAATGCTCAAGAGGACCTTTCTCCTGTCCATATATGTCCGTTAATGTAAAGTCCATCTTGGCGTCCCCCTTTCATTAAAAAGAATGATGTCAAAGCCGAACGCTCCATTCCAAGACACAATACTGAGTCCAGCCGGAATCTTCTCCCAAATAGAACTCTCATTATTCTTGCTATTGAACAGGTTTTCTTCTGTTCCATCAGCTTTTACCTTGACAATTTTTCTGTCCTTAGCATACCTGGTACTGGAGTCAATGACTGCATATTCGCCATCATACAACGTCGTCCGAAGCTCATATATATGTCCGGCAATTCGGATCAACGGGTTGATGCATGGACCGTAAATAATCATCTTGAACCCAGAAGCTGTGTAATTACTGTTGTTGATATATTGGAGATTTCGGACTTTAGAAAATTCGTAAGGTACATCGTAAGGAAATTCCAGCCATTCCAATGCTTCAGAGCTTTCACTGCCTTGCTTGTAGAACCGGAACTCTTCCTCTGTAATCCAATACGGATAATCACTTTTGAATGTAAGCTCATTGCTAATACTATCAAGATCTTGTAGCCATCGGTCTTTTGTTGTTCCGACAAGCCAGCCTTTCATATAGCTGGATCCAACATAGAGCCGTCCTGGCGTTGTATTCAACACATCTTTTTCAGCTACATTTTCTAGCTGATCAATGGCTTGCTCCAATGACACTCCAACTGCATGTATTTCTATATTCAGCTTTTTACTGGTGATTTTTCTTTCCCACCCTTGAATCCTTTCATCGTCTTCAATTGCATCAAACTCTCCATCGAACAAGTCTCCACCAGTGACCATATACGGCCACTGGCAGAAGTCAATTCTTTCAGAGTTCTGTGCTCCAATGTAATAGATATTATACATAATCAATCAAATCCTTTATTAGTCTAGCAAACTCTCTATCGTCACACTTAAATCCAATTCCCGCTGCAATCATAGCGTCAACTGTGGCTCGTCCAAATTTTTCATAATCAAAATCTTTGCTCTGTCCCTGTACACTCACATTGACACTCGGCGCGCTTCGGTCAATCATTCCAATCATACCTTCTAAGCCACCGTAAGATCTAAGTACGTCCGCTTCTTCTTTCGTCAGTACCCACTCACCTTCGTCTAGGTACGCCGGATACAAATCGTAAGGCACATAGTCCATACCTATCTTCATTCGATGCATCTTTGGAAGACTCCAGGAACCGCCTCCTATTCCTGGTACCCAGTCTGGAATAGTTACACTTCCAAGGCTACTAGCCAATCCGTTCCAGCCATCTACAATCGCATTGATTGGAGCCTTAAAAATTGTAGCCAGGCCCGACACCGCATTGCTGAAAATCTGTTTTACGTTTTCCCATGCTCCACGCCAATTTCCCGTAAATACGTTCCTGATGAAGTCTATTAAGTTTCTCAGTATATTGGTAATGTTACCAATAATACTTGTTGTGTTAGACAACATTCCAGATAATACACTGGAAAACACGCTTCCAAGGCTGTTTAAAATCGGAATCAGCAGACTAGAAATAATTTGTATTACTGGCGTAATTGCATTTACCAGCGGAGTCAATCCTTGAGATATCAGATTTACAATCGGCGTTAAAAGACTTGTAAATAAATCAAGAATCGGCTGAAGCACACCTATTAATGACTCGCAAATCGGCATCAATGCAGACACCAATTCAATAAGCGGCGGTAATAATGCGCTTATGATCTCCACCAACGGTGGAAGTAGCATATTCAGCAGATCTGTTATGACTGGAAGAACTTCTCCAACCAGTTGTGCCGCTAATGGAAGTATTTCATTGACCGCATCCAACAATACTGGAAAGATCTCGTTAGCCAGATCCATCAATGGCTCTCCGATTTCTGCCAGAGAATCCATTAACACTGGAAGGATCTCTTCAATAGCTGGCTGTAATGCTTCGATTACATCTGATACGGCATCAACAATCGGTGGAAGAGCATCTTCCAATAATGGCAGCGTATCATCAATCAACTCCGCCAAAAGCGGAAGCAACTGCTCACCTAATGGGACGATTAATACTTCGAGACTTCTTTTTAATCCCTCAAATACGGAACCGATATCATCATATTTTATGTCTTTGATCTGCTGCATTGCACCGGCAGTATCATAAGCTCCATCTTCAATGCTCGCCAACGCTGTAACGGCTTCAGGTCCAAGATCCTCCCACATAGTACCAAACAGATCAACGCCTGCGGTATTCTGTTCCAATGGATTTTCCATAGACGCAAGAGCTGCAATGGTCTCCTGAAATGCCTGCTTTGCGGTATCGCCTCCGGCAGAGAATTTTGCTGCCATCTCATCGGCATTAAGACCAATGCGCTTAAATCCGTCAACTGTCGTATCAGAACCATCAATGGCACGGATAGAAAACTCTTTGACTGCATCACCAACCTTGTCCAGGTTAAAAGCTCCGGATTCCGCGCCCTTTTGGAATACCTTGAACATATCATCAGCGTCCAGTCCAACTTTTGCGAACTGTACATAATACTCTGAGTAATTATCGCGAAGATCTCCGGAATAATCAAGTCCATTCTGAGCACCTGCAGCAATAAGTTTCATTGCCTCTTCGCCAGATGTACCAAAATTATCCATCATAGCCTTGGCTGCTCTGGTTGACTCCGGTATTTCGTATCCGAACGTATCACGCAATGCGAACGCTGATTCGGTTACGTTCTGCAGTGACGCATCATCAAGATCACCGAGATTCTGAGTGATTGATGCCATTGCCTCCCCGATGTCTTCGAAGGAATCCCCGTAATTATTGGTGTAGATATCCTCCATGACCTTTTTATACCGTTCTGTTTCCTCGGTACTTTTTCCGGTACTGGCAATGTATTGGTTCATTGCCTGGTCAATATCATTCGCGCTTTTCACAGCAGCAACACTGACGCCTGCAATTACCGTCCCTGCCGCAAGCATACCAGCTCCAATAGCCTTGGCTGTTCCTGATGCTATAGATGATAGCTTGGATCCATGCGACTTGGCGGACTCCTCGCGATTCTGGTACGAATCATCATCGTCTTTTTCCTGTTTGTCATTTTCCTGCTCATTCTTCTTGGTAACGTCCTCTTTTACAGATTTTTTTACCTCAGCGCTTTCCTTTTCCGCATCTTCCGATTTCTTCGCTGTCTTCTTGGCTGATTTTTCAACCTTTTTCCCTGCCTCATTAAGATCTGACTCAAGTTGACTGTCATCAGCAACAATTTCATAAGTAACTTCTCCGCCACTGTTCTTGGACACCTGTCCCACCTGCCTTTATTCATTCGCCGGCACAGTGGCACAATGGCTGTTATAGTCTTATTTCAAATTCCTTTCTGCAGTTTGGATTTTTGCACTTAAAAAAGAGCCCTCTGCAACTGGCTCCTGTTTTGTAAAATATGTTCTGTTTATGCCCGCAATGCGGACACTCTATTTTTTTAATTTTCTTTCCGTCTGCTATCATCTCTTTGCCATTCCCTCCAATGTATGGAACAATAGATCTAATCCAGACTGTCCTCCTCCGCCTTGCACCGGAAGAGCATAATAAGATTTCATCTCATTGATTTCCTGTATCTCTTTTGAATTCTTGCCGTTGTATTCCGGAACCGGCATCTGCCTGATCCGCATGATCTGTTTGATTTTTGTATCCACTGGCAATCCATTGAACAGATACAAGAACTTTTTCCAGGGTAATCTTCCCTGCTCGTCAATCAAATCAATCCGGTATGCCTGCATGAATGAAGCGTAAATGTAATCTCCGTCCCGCTCAAAATCTAATACCGGAACTGGACTTTTCTTTATTTGCGGACGTTTTTCCACTTCGATATACCTGTTCGTTATATCCTGCATGAGCTTCAATTGTTCTGCCGGCTTCAATAACCTGAGATTCCACCTGTTTCGAACCAACATGCTCAACGCCTGTTGAATCTTTTCGTAATCCGTCAGCGATTCCTCTTTGTACAGCCTCTGTACCTCAAGGACAACGTCATAAGCCGGGTTGATGTCAAATCTCCCTTTGTCTGTGCAAATACGATAGGACGGAAGCTCTGTCAAGACTCCCATTACCAGAATCTCCTTCTCTTTTTCGCACGATTATACTGACTCACCAATATTTTCTTATTCTCCGCCTTGATTTCAGTAAGCCTTGGAATAACAACTCCGGTGATAAATGGGATGACTTCCTTTGCCATCTCGATATAATGGTCTTTGTAGAACTGCTGAATGGTCTCTGTCCCATCTGCTCCAAATACGGCTTCAAACATGTCTATTTCTGCTCTTCCAAGCATCTCGACCGCATCACTTAACTGTTCGTTGCTGGCTTCTTTTCTTTTGATTTCCTGCACATCTGAAAGCGCTCTGACCAGTGCCGTGTATTTCCGATTGATCTTTGCGACCATATCATCTGCATCCAAGGATACTTTTAATGTGTGCTGCACTACGCCATTTTCATCTACCAGTTCAAAGTCTTCCTCAAATCTTTTGTTTCGTTTTGCCTGATATGCCATGATCTTTACCTCCTAAAAAGGGGAGAGCCGTGCCCTCCCTACGCTGTTGTACCGATTGATGGACGTCCATTACCATGAATGGTCACAGTCAGTGAATTGATATTATTCGCATCTCCATAAGCCGGCGTAATGTTCGCCAGTGTAATCGGCCAAATAATTATCTTTTTGCCTTTCTGCAGCTTCATATGTGTCTTTCTCTTCTCGCCAAGTCCGTACATCACATCATCACTCAAAATATAATCACACGCATCATCACCTGGCTTCACTGAGCCTGTCAGTGTTAATGTAAGCTGTGCACCTGTAACCTCACTGGATCCCCAGCCTTTGTCGGCGTAATAAGTAAGCTGTTGAATGACCTCATTTAAGCTCTGCGCCATATTTGTTGTCAAATTCGCAAGCGACGCCCAAGTAGGCTGTCCTTCTGCCGGAGACGTGTTGATGAATGCCTCTGTTTCATAGTTGATTTCCGGAGTAATCGGATTACTTGGGACATTTGGCTCCGCGAATATCTGTAAATCCATGTTCTTCATAATATCACCCTTTCTTAACAATATATCTTACAGTTCAAGATGCAGGAATAATGATACACCCCATCCTCATCTCGTCCTATCTTACTTGGTTCCTTTGCTACTGTTGTGTCCAGCCACGAAAATGTCTTTCCTTGTGGATACTTCTTTAATCTCTGCAGGTATCCGGCAATCTCACACAGTTGTTCCAGGCAGCGTTTCTGATCTGCATGCCGGCACAGGAATAATACCGGGATCATCTTGACTTCCTGCTTGTTGTAACTGACAGACTCTGTGAATCCTTCACCAAGTTCAGCATATATGCCTCCATCTTTCGGAAGCTCTTCCAGGGAAATCTCCGTGCCGAGACTGCAGTTCTTCTCTGCGGTGTCTGCAACTAGTTCTAATAATTCTGTCAGCATCATTTAAGCCTCCTTTTTAGCGCCGCCTGATACACTTGCTTCCACTGTTCGCCGTATACCTCTCTTGCATATTTCGCCCATTCCGCATGCGCCAGGGCAGATGTAAATGAAATCTTTTGTGGACCATATCGCCTTTCCGTTGGATTTCCGTACATCACATCTCCATTCCAGAGATACTGTGCGTATGGAGTATGCCAGCGCATCACAAATTTACCGTCTGCGGCCTTTTTATCGCTATTGGTTAATCCACTATTTTCAAGTGTTCCCACATCATGCGGCACATGTTTTGACGCATCTTGTAACGCCTGTAGCCCCATATCTGTCAGTGCCTCGTTACTCGCTGCCTTTATTAATGCAGCTGCCTGTGGTGTTCGCAATGTAACCCGGGTCTTAATCTTTGCCATATCTCACCATTCCTATCTCGTAATGATGCAGTTTTAAATTATCATACAGAGTCTCTACCGTTTTTATCTGGTGTTTCTGGCCGTTGAAATCAACTACTTGATCAACTTCAAAAGAAACATCAGAAGGTCTGCTATTGCGACAGTCATAGAAAAGCGTAGCAGCTAACTGTACCTCTGCGTTATTCTTATCCCGGATAATCTGTTTGGATGGCTCTATCCGGATGTTAGACAGTTCCTGTCCTCCATTCAGTTCGCCTTTCCCCCACTTATCCACATTGACTCGCTGATACAGGGTGGCTGTGTGAATCAACAGTCTTTTTGGAATCGGTCTCATCAACAGCTCCCTCCTCGATAAGTCAGACCAGTCGGCCACAAGATTCTTTCCGCCCTCGGCGAAAATATGGACTGTTCCGTGGATCCGTTGCCAGAAGATGTTCCAGAATATGAAAACTTGCCAAGTGTCGCTCCTGACATTCCATTTCCCATATCCATCTCTGCCCCGCCGTTCGCGTCCAGATATTCAATCTGTGCGCACACCGCATTCTTCACAAGCTTCTGCGTCGTTTCCGGCATCATATGGAAAATCTCTTCTGTAAGCCTATATAACGTCAGCTCCTCAACAATCTCTCCGGCTCGTTGACACAATACAGAGAAACCGGCAGATTCTACCGGCTCCCCTTTGAATACATCATTGTAATATGTTTCATCCACATACATTCAGATCAGCTCCTTACGCCTCTGTACGCTTCACATATACGGTCTGTGGTTTTGAGATCTTCATACCGTAGATCTTACGGCCCTGTACTGCAGAAGCTCCGATATATTTTCCAGATCCACCAAGATCCTGAATATGGACATCTACACCCCACTCCTGCACACGATGGCACCAATTCGGGTGACCGGCAATAAATTCAGTTGTAGTCTTCTTAGATGCAACGGTTTTGGTATCATCAACCATTGTGTTTCCAGACTCATACAGTGCGAATCCTGCAATTGCACCAACTGCTCCCGCCTCTTTCATTCTCTGAGAAAGATCTCCCTGACGAATAAAGTGATCATCCATCATCAGTACCGCCATGAACTCCGGAGAACAGATCATCCAGCGTCCCTTTGTCGGGACACCTGTACGTGTCAGATAGGTCTTAGCATCAAGCACATGTTTGTATGCATTCGCATCTGTAGCAGCTGTTTTTGTTGCACACACTTTAATACCTTCCGTTGTCTCCAACATATTGATAGATTTCTTATCCATCTCCAATGCAAGTGCGTATCCAGCTGAATCCAAGCGATCTGCAACCAGATTATCCGGAACTGCTGCGGCATCATATCCGTCAATCAGCTCATTGACTGCTTTGTCCTGGTCGATGTCCAGATCAATATATCCGGTCGAACCTTTGTCCAGGTCAACTCCCGTAGCTTTGTCATAATCCTTGACCGCTACTTCCGTGTCTCTTACCGGAATCTTAACCTTTCCGGCTTTTGGATTTCCTTCGTAGTTAGTATTAAAAATATAGTTATCTCTTGTAACAAGAGTCTGTCTGAGCTTTTTATCCACCAGAGAAGACCAGCGCTCCTGGTGTGCGTGTGCAAAAAGCTGTAAATACATCATAAATTTCATACTGTTATCACTCCTTAATCATCTTTTAATCCTGGATTCTTTGAATAGAACGCCGCCTCAACACCAGACATTTTCTTTCTGCGGCCATTCTGTCTCTGTCCCCAGGACTTGCTTCTTGGTTCTTCATCATCATCCTCCTCGTTTTTATCCTTGGAAGATTCTTTGAACTGTGGGTATTTCTTCAATACCTCGTCGATAGCGTCCTCGATATCCATATCCTCATCTTTAGCCATGTGCACTCTGGCCAGTGCAAGAACATCATCCACACAAGCCTTATCCACGTCATGCTCCAGGCATGTCCATTTCATCTCCATCTCATCTGCCTTGGCAGCCTTATCACGGAGCTCCTGTGTTTCAGTATCATCATCTTCTTTCTCGCTACTCTCTCCGGTCTTGACCTTACCGTTCGGTTTCTTTCCAGCCTTTTTCTGCTGTTCTCTCTGCCATTTTCTTTTTTCTCTGGCAAGACGTTTCTTGACGGCATCATCTACATCCTTCTGGGAAAATTTCTTTTCATTCTCTTCTGGCTCATCATCGTCACTGTCGTCATCATCGTCTCCTGGATCATCGTTATCATCATCTCCGCCTTCATCTCCCGGATCATCATCCCCTCCGTCTCCGGCAAAAACCTGCAGATTCATTGTCCAGTATCTTTTCTTCATGTTCATGTTCTTCATGATATATCCTCCATTTCTCCGCTTAACGCCCGTAGGCAGCCGTAGCTTGTACGTATTCAGTACCATAAGTTCTCTGTATGTCACTCACGGCAATAAAAAAAGAATCTACCAGAAGGTACCCCTTTTCTGATAAATCCTTATATTCTATATCAATATGCCCGTCAGCAATGTGGTAAGAGATCTCGTCATCTGTAAGCGCTTTGAGCGAATGTACAAGTCCTTGCGTTAATGCTGATACAGCTGCACAAATGATATCATTTCCGATTTCTGCATATCCTGCATGGCCATATACCGTCAGACCAGTTCTGGTAACATTTATTGCAATCAATAGCATCACCTCCTAAAAATGCGTATAAAAAATACCACCAATCATTTTCTGATCAGTGGTATTACTCTTCTACTGTTTCAAAGTATTTTGGTGGATATAGATAATCCTCTCCAGAATCATCAATAATTCGGTACCATCCTTTTTCGATCGACTGGACATCATATACTTTGTTATTTGTCAGAACTAAAAATTCTGTTTTACCAAGATATCTAACTTTCATCCAACCACTCCTTTACTTTGAATTTCACCTTACCTACGTCTTTTGCCTGGAACCAGTGAACTTCTGCCTCCAGTTCTTCTCCGGTATCAGGATCCAGCAATGTTCCAAAACCTTTTGCATGCTGCCAATCAGATACTCGTCCGCCGTACTGTTCTGTTAATCCTTCTGCAACACCCTCATGCAACGGATGCCGTGTACCCTTACCGGCAAATACTTCTGAGTCCTGTATACGAGTGCCAGGTGAAAATTCATACTCAACTCCAGTCGTTTTATCCACGACCTTGTAATTCTTTCCCTTTGCACTTAGTTTCTTGACGATATAGGTATCTTTCAATTTTATTGTATCAGTTTGCATTGCCTTTGTATAGGCTTTATTTGATGCTACCGCTTCAGCAGATAGCCTTTTATCAAACCCGACCACTTGCTCCCTGTCAGTCCTGCGGTGTAATCCGGGAGTATCTTTCACGTAATACTTTAGCTTATTCTCTGTCCGCTTAAGCTTTACAGAAGCTTCCTCGAACCCCTCCTGATCTCCTGCCGCGTCCAGCATCATACATTCCCGTTTCTGCTTTCGCACTTCCCTCTCAAGAGCTCTCTGCACCTGTGTTTGCTTATACAGCTTATCATTTGCATCCATATCCTCTGTCGGAAAATGCCTCTGTATATTCACGCCTGGAATGAACGGCCACTTATGATGCCCGCAATTGATTCCGAGAATCCCGTCCGGCTCACCATAGCTGGAGGACTTCCAAGGATAATATCGAATCTTCTTTCCGTACAGATCTTCTGTGTAGCCACTCCCATTATTCAGATCATATATCTTTCCCTGGTCTTTCGCACATTTTGGACGTGCACCGGAATGACTATCAATCTGTATCAGATGACACCCCGCATCTCGTATTCTGGCATCTTGGACTTCCTCGGCTGTACTTTTAGCCGTATTTCTCATAGCCATATTTACATATGCTTCCGGTGTCCATTCTCTGCCTCGCTTATCCACAAATGCCGGTATTCCTTTATCATTCAGCTGTCTGATACACCGCCGGACCGCTTGCTGTCGCGCCTCAACACCGCTCACTACTCCGGCAGCACTACTATTCAATATGTTCCAAGCTTCCTGAGCGATGTTACCTACAAGTCCTTTGTATTTCTCAGATGCTTTATACAACATATTGGTATTGCACATATTCAGTGTATCTTTTGCTTGCTTTCGGAAATCACGCACCACCTGTTTTACATTCTTACTTTTATTTGCCTTCACTGCCATTTCAGCCAATCCCCGTTCAGCCAAATATCGAAGACCCGGATCTAAACTCTTGATAGCATCTTCTGCAGCTGCATTCAACATTCTTTCTGCTGCAGTCTGACTTAACCCTGACATCTTGGCAATCAATCGAATATTCTCCTGGTTGAGTTTTCCAATCTCAGCAAGCTTCTGCATCAGCCACCTATCAGTATCAATTGGCTGCTCCCACCCCTGTAAATGTCTGGCAATGTTCTGTAATATCTGAGCCTCCAGGTCAATATAAATTCCATCCACAGGTTCTGCAAGCTGTTGGTTCTCCAGTATGTTCACAAATTACCACCTACTCCTTATCGCCTGGATCAGGCGCTTTGCCACTCTTAGAATCATCGGGGTCTTGATTCTCCTCACCCTCTTTCTCTTCGGGTAAATCGTCCTCCTCGTCCAGTTCATCATCATCTCCTCCTGTCCAGTCAATATCCTGTCCGGTTATCTGATTGTCTTGCCTGATTCGCTCTAATTCTTCCTGAGCTTCCTGTTCAGAGCACTTGTTAATCTCCATGATTGCGGTAAGCTTAGACCTAAGTCCTCCATTCACAAGCTTTATATTCTTATCAATGAGTGCGTTGCTATCCTCAATGATCGAATCATCAAAGTCCACTGTTGCTTCAATAGCTCCTCCGGTATCAAGAAATGACACTGCGCGAACCATGTTGATAATCACATCTTCAATCACAATGCAATGTTTCTGCCGATTCTGATACAAATCTGACTTGTCCGAAATTACTTCGGTTGCAGTTTTAACTCCTCCAGAATCATACCGGTATCTCCCAGCTCCCATTCCTACTTTGAGACTTAGAAGATCCAATGACTTCTGGATGCCAAGTTCATGCTCCTGCGCCCGGATAGTCATATCAACTTCAGTCAGCTGATTATTTCCACTTCTATCCTCCGGAAGCAGATAATACACAGTATCGTTAGGATCAAAGGTGGGGCTGACTGTGCCATCTTTCTCCATCTGCACTCTTGCCTGACTAATTGGAACCATGATTCGTTTACGTCCTAGAACAAATTCATTCATGTAACTGTCATAGGTAAGATCGCAGCCTTTTACCTCATCAATTCCATTAGCGTATACAGATATTCCAAGAGGACTGTCCAAATCTATATTGTTGCAAATATTTGGTGCCACAATCTGAAACAAGGGTTCTGTACTTCCTGTTGATACCAACTCTTCGATATCCTCCGGAGTATCAGTCTCTTTTCCGCTCTTCGCATCAATATAAACGTTCTCGATGTAATACTGCTCATCATTTTCTCCGTCCTCGGTTTTCCCGAATCGATGCAGTTGCAGATAAATAACTTCTTTTCCGTCTAACATCCTTGATGTTCCAAATGCACATTCTGTAACATCTCCATTATCCCAAGATAGCGGATAAATCATATCCGCTCGGATATAATCTATGATCACTCTGTCATTTGCATCTTTATATTCCACAAAAGCTCCCGTTCCAAGCGCAAATGCTTTTTCAATCAGCTGATTACCCTGTTTAGAAAAGTTATTGTATCTAAGTATTTTCGACAACTGTTCACTATACTTTCCAGCTTTAATGGACACCTTTTCGTTTAATAACAGATTTGCCCAGTCCTCACAGACCGTCTTCGCCATTCCGAGTTTATAACGCTCCTGATTTGTCATAACTGCCCCGTTATACAACTTATAGTGGTGGAACTTCTCAACATCGTTCTGATACCACTCTAGCCATTCATCAATGTGGTCATATGTTTCATCCGGCACTGCATGATATCCTTTCTGTACCAGATACTCTTTTACTTTCTTGTATGTGCTATCACTCACGTTTCCACCTCCTATGTTGCAATATACATAATTTCATCTTGTATGCTTTCTGTGCTGTATTCCGTGCTGTCCAGACTATCAACGTTCATCTCACCATCATCCAGCCGCACGTCCATGTTCTTTTTCTTTTCGTCATATACTGCCTCTTCAAACGCTGCAATGATATGTGTGCAATGCTTCATGACCTTCCATCTATGCTGTGCTATCAAGCTGTTGTAGAATGCTATCCGGTCATTAATCGGACCCTTGATGGCATTCTTAATATCAATTGCCACATGCTCTTGAATACATGCCGTTTCCAATCCTGATATCAATGTCTGCTCTGCGCTATCACAATATACTTCATATGTCTTGTACCGGCTCTGCGCCCTCCGAACAAAATCAATAAAATCATCCTGCAACTGCTTCGGATTAATGCGCTTCTTGCAGTAATATTCATCCAGCACAACCACCTGTTTTAATCCTTTGGTGAAGCCTGTCAGGGTAAAAGAATGAGCCGATTTCGTACCACCAAAATCGACTCCTATTACTGCATATACTATTTGATTTTCATCCAGCCATTTCTGATCAACAAGATACTCTTGTACATGATCCGCAAACTGCTGATAAATAAGTCCATCTGCTGCAACCCATTTTCCAAGAATGAAACGCTTATAGAATACGCTGCCATGCGGCCATGCATTTTTGTATTCTTCTTTACGCTTCGGAGAAATTGAAAGGTTATCATCCATCGTAAAATGCAAATGATATACTTTTTTCTGCTTCATAGCTTCTTCTGTCAGATACTCCTCACGTATAAAATGATGCGGTCCTGCCGGGTTACAGTTCATCCAGAACTTCCAGCCATCCACTGAACATCTGGCAATTGCCTGATCCACAAAGCTCTTCGGAAACAATGCTGCTTCATCAAGGTAAGCACCGGCAGCAGTTAATCCCTGCAACGCATCTTGTGCCGCTTTTGTGTTTGCTCCGTACAGATAATATGTGTTTGTTCCAATCTCCAACCTCGCATCCGTTCCCGATCGGATGTATTCATAAGGCCATCCCCATGCTTCCAGCATTTGCAGCATCGGTCTGACCACATTTTTCTTTAATGCACCCATCGTCTTTCCGGCCAGGATAAATGACTCACCAGAGAACATTTCTTGTGACCAGGTTAGAAAGCCAATAATACAGGCAATCGTCTTTCCCGATCGGATGGATCCATCTGCGATCACATAATTGTTCTCCGAAGTCCTGATCATTGGTCTCCACCAATGAATCAATCTCTGCTGTTGCGGAGAAAATGGCTTGAAATTAAACTTCGCCGGTCTCTTCTTCCGCCTCGGCATTTTCTTCATCCTCCTCAAATAATCCCTGCAGATCCTCTGCTGTTGGTCTCATTGCTTTCAGGAAGCTCTGGATATTATCATCTTGACTATCTGCATCTCCAACTTCCTGATCTCTGGCTCTCTTGGCTCTGTCTGTCCGGATTTTCTGTTCTTCCAAATCTTCTGCCGATTTATCTGTCTGGCCAACTGTTTTCATGATTGCTTGATAAGCTTTTACATCTCCAAGCATTGCCTGTTGGATCATGGCCATTGTAATTACTTCTTCATAAGTACTCTCGCCACCATCTGCCCGTAATATATCTGATAAGCCGTCAACTTCTACTTGCATCGTTAACAGCTTGTTCATTGTGTCTCTGAGAGCTGCTTTCCTGCGTCTTGTCGCACCGGATTTAATTCCGCCGTTTCTTCCACGCTCTCTTGCTTCCCTCTTGCTTCGTACTGGTTTTAAGTTGTGTTCATTCGCCACTTCACCACCTTCAATTCTGGTTTATTTTTGCATTAGAAAAGCACCCCGGAGGGTGCCTTATATCTTTTTTTTAACTTCTTATAACACTCTGAAATACTAATAC